CGTGCATAATGTACTTATGCGCAAGGGCCGCGACTAACTCCATGGCGGCAACGGTTAAAAGCACGATCAATATGTTGTACAACGCGAGCATTGTTGCTCCTTTGGCTCGGGGAGGAGTGGGGGTCAGGTATTAAGCGTAACACTTAAATGGGAGAAGGGTGGCGAGAAACTATACAGATGAGTTTCGTCACTTTATTGCGACATATGAAGAAGGGGGGCCGGGAAGGGGGTTTAAAAACACGAATTTCAGGCAACAAAAAACCCATTTATGTAAACGGGTTAGTGAAAACAATGAATTTTAATGTAATTAATGACTTAGGCTGGTGGTAAGGAGTGGCGATTACGGGGCAATGCCAACCGCTGCCACCACTTTGTCGCCACTGAAACAACCCGGTTTGCGCCATGCTAACGGATAGAACCATCAGGATATAAATATACTCCACCTTCTAGATACATTGGTTCACCGTCTTCAACTGCAATGTCTTTATAAAGTGGAGCCATCTCATTAGGCTCATTTTCTAATAAATTATATGTATCAACATCATATCCAAGGTTTTTTAATTCATCATCTGAAGTTACCCCTTGTTTTTGCTTAAGCGCAACAATATCAAAAATCCACTTTTTGCCATCTTTGACGTAATACGCTCCTGAATCATACCCACGATCATCAAGCATTTTTTCAAATCCCATAGATAATGCTCTTTTGACAGTATGTTTTTTTACGTTAACGATAGCCATGTAACTCCTTAAAATAATGAATAAAATGAACTGATATACTGATAAGAGTTTACTCTGACTTATTTAGCTCAGGTAGCGGAGATGATGTTATTTTGCATAAGCAGATCACATTTCCAGCGTTGCAAGAGGGTTGAATCTCTGTGCTGTTTCAAGGTGATCGGGGGCTAGGTGAGCATGGCGCATGGTCATTTTTATGTCGTGATGGCCTAAGATTTTCAGGAGCAAGGGGGTTTCCGAGTGCATCGACCATCAGGATCAGCTTGTCATAAACATGCTCGCCAGCAGTCAGAAATTTACCGTGCAGTTTGAACCAGAGTTTAAACACATCTTTCATAATCCGACGGTCTATCGCTTCAACCAACCAGGGCTTAGCCTCTGTCTCATCCATCGTGTGACACTCATAAGTCAGCACTTCGCCTTTGGTGGCAAACTGCTTGCATACGCGCAGTCCAAAGCGTCCGACTGGGTAGTATTCACAAATCCTTTTTCCTGTAGTAAGTTTTCGTGCTGCCATAAAAAAGCCCTCATGTCTGAGGGCTGAATTGAGCTGTATATATAAATAGGGGGCAATGTATAATTACGTGAAATCATCCATGTCAGGCAACAACAAGTTCATCGTTTGTGACCTGCATTGTTGTGCGTTCATTTTCAATTGCCAGAGATTCCCTATATTCCTTGGCATCGGCAAACATAGTCCAATGCGCATCGATATTCATATTGGATACAGTGGATTTAATATCTTTAATACCGACTTTGAAAAATTCTTTCCGAGAATTAACCTTGTTAACTTGTTTCTCATTAAACACTTTATGTAAGTGATTCTCTAATGATGGTGCGTCATCACTATAGATCATTGCATGAACATCGAAGGCGAATGGAACACTGGCATCACCAAGTTCACGAACTCGGTCTAAAGGTTCAAGGCGACGTGTCATCCCTATTTTGTATACATCCTCACCGAACGAGCCTATATTACTAATAACATAGACATGACCTGAGCGTGTTTGTTGCGCCATCGAAATAGCACGCTGGTTTTTGGCCTCAGCCTCTTCATATTTAATTTGTAATTCAGCCAGTTTCTGCTCAAGAGCGAGTCGTTGCTCTTCACCTGCAAGCATCAGTTCTTTAGTCGCCTTGTCTATAGCTTGCTGAATTGTTTTCTCTTCTTTCTCGGCTTCTTTTATCGCTCTTTCATATTCTCGACGTGCTTTTTCTTCTTCACGCAACTGCTCTTTGATGCGCCTTTGTTCTTCTTTTTCTTCGAGCATGATTTCATTAACTGCAACACCCCATTTCAGTTCGTTGAGTCGGGCCTGTAAGTATATATCAGTGATTTTCGCCGACCTAAAAGCTGAGCCGTTATAATTCACAAGCTGGAATGCATCTTTAATTTCTTGAGAAAGTTTACCATAATTGTTATGTTTGATTTTAGAAAGTGTACTATCAACTTTTCCGTTGAACGCATCTAATATAAATTTTATTGCAGTATTACGTCTATTATTTTCGACATAATCACAACTTGCCGCTTTGCTCGTTTTGATTAAAGATTTTATTAACTCTCTGGATTTTTGAAGTTCTCTGCCTGCATCAGTAAATTCATAATTCTCTGCAAGTTCATCTAGAACGCTTTGGTTTGGAATGATCCATTCATCACCGTACCCTTCAATTTTATTTTTCATTGACTTGGCTACCGCTTGGTAGGTTTCTGCAAATTCTTTCGCTTCATATGCAGAGCCGGCGATTTCTTTTGCTCTGCTCTCTGCATCAGCGACTATTTTTATTGCATTATCATTAGCATTGGAGATTAGCTCATCGGCCCTACTATTGGCGTTATCCAATCGTTCCTTGGCTTTTGAACGTGCATCGCGAGCATCTTTAGTTATCACAACTGCTTCGTTGTTGGCATTACTTATCGTTAGTCGGGCTTGATTATTTGCTTCTAAAACGATTCTGGAGGCTTTAAGTTGTGCTTCATTCACTGTGCTGTTAGCAGTCGAGTCTGCTGTTTTTATAGTCTTTTGTGCATCCAAAACCGCACTATGCAGTTCTTCATATTGCCACAAAGGAGCAGCCCTGCCTTCCAGCTCAGAGTGCTCTCGTATAGCGTTTGCTAATTGTTCTTGGCTTTCATTCAATGCATTCGAAAGAGCTATATTGCGATCATTAAGTGCCCCGATCTCAATCTTATGTTGTTTGCTCTTCTTGCGCATAATGACACCCAGGATGGGGGCGAGAAAGGCCAACAGCAAAACTACAACAAGAAACAAATTCATTCCTAAATCCTTTTACTGAATCAGTGTGAAATTGTTGTGCTTCTTATACATGCAATAACTTCTATATCTGAGAAAGCACAATCAAAACTATTTTCTGCAGTTGAGATTTTAATCATGCCTTTCGGCAGTCTTGTAATCAGTCTAACGGAATAAGTTACATCAATATTGATCAACCAGTGCCCATCTAACACTTCGGTGAATTTTTAATCACAGATGGCTGTGGTACGGCCATCACGAACAACACTCGGGGATGAAAGATTGGTAGTAAGAAATGATGCGACAAAAACGCAAAAACCATCGTCAACCATTTTGCCAGCAGTGAAAGTAAACTGCGCCAGTTCTTCAGTAGTCGCTGTTTTCGAGCTTTGCTTAAGATTCTGCCTAGTAGTTAACCAATTGAGAGACATACCAGTTTCGAGGGCGAACTGGATTATCCAGTCGGCAGGTAACTTGTCCCCCATATACATGTTAGCCAAAGTGCTCTGAGACATCTAAGTGATCGGCCAATGCCTGCCATGTAGTAAAACCATACGCCTCTACCAATCGTCAATCGCAGCTTTGCCACCTACTTTATGAAGCAGGGCGGCGTCCTGATTCCCCGAAAAAATCACCTCATAAGAACGGTCTACGAGCTTAACGACAAGCCGGGCACCTACGGCGATCACGGCATCCGTATCTATGGCATCTAGTCTCCGATTATCAAGGGTCGGAGATGCACGCACCCAATGAAGTGGAAAATGATTTTTAAGTTTGTTGACGTTCAGGAGGCGACAATCAACTAGGGGGTTTGCGCCCCTTGGACTCGTGGCAATAACTGTCCCTCTGTTGAAAATTTGAACCAATCAGGGGGCGATTTACCGGATGTTAAATCCATGGATGAGAAGATACTGCAGGGAGCAGGTCACTGCCTGCACAACATGAGTCCGAAAGAAAAGCGTTAGCTTTATGCACGGGTGCGGTTGGTGAAACCTAAATAGAAAAAGGCATACAAAGTAAATATTTCGGAACAGCAGCGCCTGCAACTTTTGGCGAAGCAGAGTTGGAGAGGGTTTGATGATAGTGAATCAAAGAGCGAACTGCTTCTGCGTAGCGGCAGTATCCCATTAGTGGCCGGGATGTGTTTGTCTACAAGAATCAGCGTCTGCAGTAAGATGATAAATGGAGGAGGTGGTATTCGTGAGAATCGTCGATAAGTGCAGAATCGTGACCTCCGCATGACTAATCGATTAAAAGCAAAAAAGAATTTTATAACCTGAAATTTCTTATATGCTTATTATATAAGTAATGGATAAATATACAGTTATTTATCCAGTAGTAACGATAGGAGGGAAAATGTAGGACTATTTCTTGTAGTCGTTAAAGCTCCAGCGCCTTGATTTTTTTATCAAGCTTGTAGCGGCTATTAAGTGTGACGATGAAGAAAAGTAGTTGGCTACTCAGCGGGTTTCTGAGTTGACAAATGGGCTGATAGCAAAGATTCGTGCTCATTTATACGGCCGCTCCATGGATCTTCCCAGTTAGGTGTGGGGTTCATTTTGATGAATGATCGTCCACTCCGAACCAAAAAAAGAACTGTTTTAAGAACACGTTGATAAATAATCAGGTGGGCAGGCAAAAGGGCAAATTCGTTCAGGTACATCTGTTTACTCAACCCATCGTTTCCCCCACAGTTCCGGGTATGTGTTCGTGTTCACGATAAACACAGCAATGAAAATCTTCAGAATCCGAAATTAATCTCCCCACTTAGTTGCTAAATCTCCGAGATTCTCTATATTGATATCAAAATTCATAGTTAAAAATCGGAGACAACATGAGTTCTGACATTAAAAAAATGCAGATTAGCTCTGTTGAAGAGGTGGTATTTGATGAAGATAATCTGGCGAATGAATGCCGAGTCCGTGATTATTACGCCGTCAACCTAGGAATTTTCAGACCTGAGCAAAAATTAGCCCGTTGTGAGCAACGATATTCCAACAGTTCGCTTAGGGCCGACATGCGCACGGTCAATGAGCAGAACACTATTATGGAGTGGGAATTCAAGATTAATGCTGACTACAAGGCGCTTGGTCAAATACTCCAATACGTAGCGCTTGCAAGAGAGAACGAGAAATCTAGGGTAATTCGCGGTGTAATTGCTGCATTCACATTTACACCGGAACTACGTTTGGCAAATGAGCGCATGAATCTCAATTTGGAGTTGGTCCTGCTGCCGACATGGCTACGAGGCGCTGGGGCTCTACCACTTAATCCTGCACCGTTTTTAGGCCCACGTATTCCGAACCTAAACCAAGATTAAATTACTGCTATTTGAGGGGTTACAACATGGCAATTCCATCACTGAATCCGACCGTTATACACACGAATACCATAGTAAAAGATGTTAATTTTCAGGGGCTTAGAATCGTACGAACGCAATCTGATCCTGTGGCAAATCAAAACTTTAATAATAACGGTTATGAATTTCAGAGTGCTACCGCTGAATATGTACGCCTTATCGCAACGGTATCAAGAAAAGGATTCATTGGTCCAAAAGGTCAATCGAGAATTGTAGCAACTATTCATCCAACTCTGCGCAAATTTACTGATTTGGTGCGATACGACCCATCTAACCCTCCTCCAGATGATTACAATGCCCTTGGCATGAAAGAAATGCATGACCGCACTCAGAGCGACTTCAAAGGGCAGAAAGCACAAAACAAAATGGATTTTCGTGACTATGTATTGGAGGGAATTCGTGGTGATCGACCGCTTTCGTTACCGACGATTTCTGGATGGCAATCAGAAACGGTTTTTGACAAAACAGTATTTGTCGCATTTGATGAAAGCGATCCGAATGTGCTTTATGGATACATTTACCTTCCTAAGTCCCCAGTCATGCAAGCAGATGGTCAAACCCAAACTGCTGCGCTATTCGCAGTTGCCCATTCAAAAGATGCTATAGATTCGGGCGCGCTAGATCAGTTGATTGTTACACTTGATGTTGAATTGAACGTTAATGAAAGAAGTGCCGGTCAGAGTTTTGCCGATCGAAACGGTCGGGGTTCGAAAAAAAATAAGAATCTGGTCATAAGTCTCGACACGTCCTCTGCACTTAGTGAATTGAGAATCTCTGCAATTGAAGGAACAATTTTTCAGGACCGGTTGGCCACAGGAAGAAATACGAGTACAAGTGAGTCTGCAACGAAGTATTTAGTTGATCTCAGTACAATGGAGCAGATGCTCTTAAATGTTATATCTGAAGGGCGCCTTAAAACCGAACATTTTAAGCGTTTTCATGTTGCTCACTTTCTTCCTTTCGCTAAAGATTTCGTAAATATGTTGGAAAGCCTGTTTGCGAATGATTGGTTAGAGACTACACCCAATGGGAAAGATCCGTTCCGGAAAGTCTTTGTACATGGATGGCCGTTTGCATTGAAGGCGATCGCACTCACTTACTACAAGGCGCGTATCCACGAGTTGGGCCCCCTTTGCAAAGCGATTAATGCCAAGAATACCGGTATGACAGTAGAAGAAGCCTACTTGGCAAAATTTGAACTAGAGAAAACATCTTGGACAGAAACTCCTACCATTTCGACAGAGGAGTTGCGAGACCGACTTTCAAAGATTGACTGGTTGCGTTATCGGGCGCATTGGATAAAGCTAACTGGCCCCAAATTAGATAAGAACGGAAATGTACGTCGCCAGAAACTTAAGAGCACTGGCGGTATTGATACCGCAGTTGGTCAAGCACAAAACACAGCAACTGTAATCAATAGTGTGGCAAACAAAATTCTTTCATCAAGTTGGGAAGAGTTAACAAAACACGACAATTACTAGTATCTGAAAAGTTACGTCACAGCCAGTTGTGAGTTCAACGGGGCGACGATGCTATCCTTAATCAAGGGAACATTGCAATAAAACGAAGAACGCACATTCACTTCAGTCGTTAGTGCATGACTAAGCAGCATGAGATCGTATGATCGTTTGAGTAGCGTTTTATCCCAGGCCCGCTAGTGTTGGCGGGCTGTTTCGTTTGTAATACACCTGCATGAAAACCTTTACATGAAGCGGGCAGGCGTGGCGGGGATACGAGCGCGCGCTAGTGGTTGTAAAGGCCAATTTGTGGTATCAACCCTAAAAAAATGGCGATTATGAGTGTGCTGGAAAGCGGCACATTCATTTTGATAATAGGAATGTATTCACATGGCAATGTTTGTTGATAACTGTCCAAGATGCGGTACTCAAAAGATCGCATTTGATGTGCGTGGGGCAAATTGCTTTGGTAGCTTTAAGGAATTTGCAAAGGAGGACGTTCCTGCATACGAAGCTTACTGTGTGTGCCGAGAGTGCCATAAGACAACCATATTTCTTTGTACTGATGTAAATAAACGACAACCGCTTGATTCCTTTGATTGGAGCATGGCTTTATTTGGCCTTAAAGATGTTGCCCGCGTTATTAGGCCTATATCTCCAGTTGATCTAAGTGTAGGTGAGTCGCCAGAGTTCCTGCCTCCGCATATCAAATCGGCTTATGAAGAAGGGGCAAAATGTTTGGCTATTGGTTGCTTTAATGCTGCAGCAACAATGTTTAGGCTTTGTCTTGACTATGCGACGAAAGGACTTGTTCCAGATGGTGAACAGGGACCTGCTCAGAAAATAAAGAGAAGTCTGGGGCTAAGGATGGAGTGGTTGTTTGAAAACAATCTTTTACCAGAAGCATTGAGAGGGTTAGCTGAGTGTGTCAAAGATGATGGTAATGATGGCGCTCATGAAGGAATTTTGGATAAGGCTGCTGCCGAGGACTTGGAGGATTTTACTTATCTTTTTCTTGAGCGGCTTTACACTGAGCCTCAACGCCTTGTTGAAGCCAGAGCAAGACGTGAGGAAAGAAGAAATAAAGGACGCTGATTTTTATTCAGCATCAAGACTATAAGAGCTAAAAGCTATTACTTCTTCACCCAGCCAGCCGTTAAGCTCCTGCAGCCGCTTCTGCAGTGGCATCAGCTCGTTGCGGACAAAGACGCGGCTTGCCTTTTCCACTTCACCAAAGCCGCCGATATTGTTGGGGATGATGCCCATCATCTGTGGCAGTGCGCTGCCATCATGTCATCACGGCTTACGTTCTTAATGTTCAGAAATTCATCTTTTGCCGCCACCTCTGATAAAGGAATGATCTGAATCCCGTCCTTTTTGCCGTTGGGGGAGTACATAAACAGGTTGCGAAAATTGCCAGATCCCTTGGCGCTTTTCATGGCTTGGTGGATATTGTTCACACCCTCCTAGTTCTGCACGGCATCAGTCATGTACATGAAAAAGCCCGCATGGCTGCCATTAATGTAATACTTCCGGCGAAACAGTGTGGCGGACTCGTTGAGCAGGGCGGACGGAATGGCCGAAAGGTAGCCGGATAGCCCTTAAATTTCATGGTTAATATCAGGTTCAAGAAGATGGAAAATGCTTCCCGATGTGAATTCGTAGGGCTGCATGGTGAATCCGTATTGCACAAACCAGTACGTGTCCAGGGCAACGCCGCGGCGTGTATATTTCGCAGGGCTGGCTCCAGCGAGAGAATACCTCCGAGTCGTTTGGTGCGTTTCTCCAGATAAGCGTTACCGAAGACCAAATAGTCCTACACAAACCGGCTGAACGCCTGCTGGCTTAGCAATGGATGCGGGATAAAGGTGCTGGTCAGAATGTTGCGTTTTACCGCAATCGGTGAGCTGTGGTACACGGCAGCGCGATAGATACGCGCCAGCCCGTCAAAAATAACCGGCGGCTCATACCAGCGGTCCATTAGCACACACTCCACATAATCAAGCAGTTACCGGCGGTCCAGTACCGGGATCGGGTCGCCAAAGCTGAATGCTTTTGCAGATACGCCGCTGCTCTGTTTAGCTGCAGCGCGGTTTTATTCTTCTTGCCCATCAAAAAATCTCCACAATGTTACTGGTGTTGACGGCTTAGTCCTGCAGCGGTTCGTTAAACAGTGCGTGCATCGTTGCCCATGCCAGATCAGCATGGCTGGCTTCCTCGCTGCGGCTGGCTTCGTAGGTGGGGCGGTTGCCGCTGGCGGCGGTGGCTGATAATGTCGTAGGCCTTGAGTACTAGGGCGTTTTTGACATTGGGGTTGTAGACAAACTCCCGTACCGCCGGGAAGAACGCTTTTACGTTTTCATAAACGCCGTGGCCGACTCCGGTCGAGTCGATGCCGATATAGGTCACGTTGTACTGCTGCGTTAGCTTTTTGATCGCGTCAGCCTGCGTGCGGAAGTCCATCCCGCGCCACTAGTGCCGCTCAAGAATGCGGAACTTGCCGCCCGGCACGGCTGGCGGAGCCATCACCACGCATCCGGCGCTATCGCCGTTCTGCGTACCTTTCGCCGGGTCATAGCCGATCCACACTTCGCGCCAGCCAAACGGGCGCAACGCCAGCGCCTGAAAATCGGACCAGACCTCCCAGCTGTCCACCATGCACGCCTGCAACTCGCTGAGCGGGAACACTGACGCCAGATCGTCAATAAATTCGCACATCAGCAGGTTCTGGTACTCGTCCGGGCTGTATCCATGCGCAACTGGTCCAGGTCGAACAGGTTACAGCCGCCGCGCACCGCATCCTCCACGGTGACGATCTGGCGGTACTGACCGTCCGGGCAGAGGAGGCCGGGGGCCAGGCTGCCGTGAGTCAGGTCAATATCCAGTTTGTCTGCTTTGTTGCGGCCCCGGTTGAACAGTGCGCCGGACCAGAACGGATAGACGCAGTGGGTCAGACTGGACGGTGTGGAAAAGTAGGTCTGCCGCTACTTTTTGTGAATGGTCATACCGGACGCCACTTTGCGCAACTCCTGGAATTCTGGTATCCAGAAATATTCATCTCGTTGCAGATTGCAGTGGTAACTCTGTGCTGTGTGGGCGTTGATGGAGGATTGGTTAGCGGCGTTGCTGCAAATCTGGCTCCTGCTTCGCACGGCCGTATGATGGAGCAATTGGCGCAAGAGAAGCACCGCGCTCAGCAACACGCTATCAGGCTGCAGCTTGATTCTGATGGTAGGGGCTAGGAGTTGCGTCGGATCAATACCAGCAGCAAGAAAGGCCACATTTAACGCCAGATATTTGTGAAGGAGTTGGAGTTCGATATTGTAAGTGGTTTATTCGTAAAATTATAAATTCCAGATAACAAAAAACCCATCAACCTTGAACCAAAACGGCGGGGTTGATGGGCTCCACAAATTGGGGACATCAAAGAAAAGCAGTGGCAATAGTTATGACTGACATCTG